CTTCGCTAAGGCTGCGAAGGGTGAGGCGAAGGTCCACGGTGCTGACACGCTCTTCCCGCATGAGGTCGTCCAGAAAGCGTCTGAGGACCACGGGCTGTCAGCCGCTGAAAAGGACCAGCTCAACGCGGTCTGGCTCAGCATGGTGGAGAAGGCAAAGAGTAACGGCGGGCTCGGCAAATCCATCTTCATGTCGGACTTCAGCGGCTCAATGAGTGGTACGCCGTACTGGGTCTCAATGGCGCTCGGCATCCTTGGTTCCCAGGTCTGCTCTGACGAGTTCAAGGACAAACTGATGACCTTTGACTCCGACCCTACGTGGCACCACTTTGAGCCAGGCTCGGACCTGTTTGCGCGGATCAAGACCATTGAGGAGAGTGGCATCGGTCAGGGTCTGAGCACGGACTTCCAGAAGGCGATGGACCTTGTGCTTGCCACCCTCAAGACGGAGCGTATGCGCCCTGGGCAGGAGCCCGAGAATCTCATCGTCCTGACGGATATGGGGTGGGACCAAGCGTGCAGCTCGTCCGAAATGAGTGACTACACCGGTCACTCTTACCGGCACGCGGTGAAGACGGCTGGGTGGCAGACGCATGTGGAGATGATTCAGGAAGCGTTCAAGCGTGCCGGCGAGGATATGTGGGGTCCTGGTCAGGGCTTCACAGCCCCCCGCATTGTCATCTGGAACCTGCGTGCCTCACCGCAGACTGACTTCCACGCCACCGCGGACACGCCTGGGGTTGCGATGCTTTCTGGCTGGTCACCGACGCAGTTTGAGATTCTCATGAAGGAGGGTCCTCGGCAGATGACTGCGTACGAGATGCTGCGGCTGGAGATGGACGACCCCAAGTACCTGCGGGTAAGGGAGCGTATCCGTGCGGTGATTGGTAGTCTGTAGAAAATCCCAAAAACAAATAAAAAATCCAAAAAACACAAAAATCACAAAAATTTTTGAATGTTGTTAGAAATTTTTCGGATATTGTAGGAAAAAATTGACAGCGTAAAAATTGGAATTGGCAACTCTCAGCCACCCGCCGGTGGCTAACAAGAGAACAAGGGGCTCACACAGCAATAATCTTTATATAAGTATCCGTCGGATACAAACCCTGAGCCCCGTAAAGTTTTGGCTCGGTGAAACAGAGCCAAAACGAAGAGGAATTTGACGGACTATATAAGCCTGATCACCTTATATATGATCCGTTGAATTCCGCGAAAGCTTCCTGTGTATAAAAGGAAGCACACAGCAATAATCTTATAACTATTATTGTACCCCCGCTTGGGTACAGTAAATCAAGCTCTCTGATGAAAGAAGAGAGATTACAGCAATTAAAGTATGCTTTGTTAACTGGAGCCATCCAGTCTAAAAAACCTGAAACGAGGGCATCAAACAGCAACTAATTATTAAAGTTTAATAACACCAATGATGCCCGTTTTTCAGTCTGCCGCTATAGCTCAGTAGAAGAGCGCCACCCTTCTATAATATTTATGGTAGGTGGATGCCGTGGGTTCGACCCCCACTAGCGGTAAATTTTTCAATGTACGTAATATGGTTTAGACTTGCGGACATTTGAAACGGGCACCAGGGGTACCCGTTTCATTTATTAACGGTTGCGACTGATAGGCGGGTCCCGTTTTACTGTTGCACGCCGATGGGGGACCCTTGGTGCTCGGTGCTCTCCGGTAGATATTCACAACAGTTACCATTCGCCCGCTGAGCAGCATTGAGCGCTGTCATGGTTACGTAATTCAAGTGACCTGACGCATGTAAGATATTATTAATGTGTGCTTCGATTGCGACTAAGGCTTCGTGTTGACGGCGCACAGTACGTGGTGCTGTCGGACGCGGTTCACGTTCGCCAATAGCATCGTCTACAAGACGGTTCAGATCGATTAAACTCTCAATAAGACCATCGCTAATCTCGCTGACTAATCCACAGATATCTGCTGTGACAGCCGTAGACTTACAAGGATGGGCGGTGTGTTTCGCATCAAACGATAGTTTGTCAAGTGTCTTGGCTTCAGTCTCAAAGTCCTCGGCAACTTTGCGGAACGATTGGATATCTTCGGTTACGGAGGAATATGACATCTGATAAATAAGATGCGAAGGTGTCATTCTCCTAAAACCGGCGGAGCGTTTCAATTTTTTTGTCCCTCCACACAGAAAATCCATAATCTAGAGGGTAGCAGCAACCTTCATTAACGGTTAATAACGGTGAGTAGGTACACCGATTCGCAATATGGTTTAAAAATAAATGTCTCTATCCACATAGGTACAACTCCTCCCTCAATGTCATACGTTGGAGCAGGTTTTATCATTCTTTCACCCGAATGTACCCACACGCTGTTAGTCAATGATTCGCGCTCTAAAAAATGGGGATTTCCCAAAGGTCACCGAGAGGATTATGATAAAGACGATTTAGCGACAGCGGTCCGTGAATGTAATGAAGAAACCGGTCTTACAAACTCCGATTATAAAGTTCACAGTGAAGTATTCCGTGTAAGCAAAGGATCGCAATCGTATCTATTCCGGTACGCAATCCTAAAAACAGATATGAATAAGGTAAAAATTCATCCAGCACCGCCGAATGAAATTTCCGAATGCCGTTGGGTTCCTATTGCTGATCTAATGGAGGCAAATCATATTTACGACGGTAATAAATATCTACGAAATTGGATTTCCGATTTGAAGAATGATATAAGCAAAAAATCGGTACATATTTTTAAGAAATTATGCGTGATTAGACCACCGCACGAACCCATGAGTCCTAGCAATGTCGTAACTTGTCCCTAGTTTTTCAACCGCAATTTTATGAGCAATACGTTCACTCGGCGTCAGGCTTGCCATAAATGCGGCGACCTTTGGATCTATTGCTAACGAAGGGGCTGCCTGGGTTTCTAACAATGGAGTAGAAGTGGCGACGACCTGGGCGGGGGTGGTTGCCGTCGGCTTATGAAAGAACGCTTGGATAGAACCCTGTCCTGGCGGGGCAATAGTGACTTTTTTGGGCGGCATCTTGCCGTCGGAAAAAGACTGGGCAGCAGGGTTCATTTTTTTGTTTGCGGACTGTAGGAGATTTGAATGCCAACCGTTGACGCAATCGTGGCTGCGGCGAATAAGGGTCCCCCCTTATCGTCGTTTTCGCGCGGTACTAAAGTGAAAGGTGGAGGCAAAATGTCACTGCTAAAAGGGTACTCGTACGAATTGGAGGAAAATCCAGGCGAGGGGTTCGCTGAGGGGTTTAAGCCGGCTTTGACGCCGGCGGAGATACTCTTTATGGGGGCATTTGAGGGTAAGTACCTGAACGACTGTACCGACGAGTTCCCGCGGGAGTGGTTTCTGTATGCGGCGGCGGCGGGTAAGCTATCGCCGGTAGCGGATGTATCGGTCAATCACTTTAAGGTGGGCTCTCGGCAGCCACTGTCGGTCTGGAAGGAAAAAGGGTGGTCACCGGCACGTGGTCGGCACGTCGCTGCTGATACGGGACGGGCGATTCTAGCCGATTCTAAGCAGAACCCTGACGAGCGCGGATGGTTCCAGTGGTACTGTCGCTACTGGCTGGGTCGCCGTATTCCGGCACTAGATAAGGTCCAAATCGGTCGCTGGCGCTCCTTTGCGCGCCACGCTGGCTCGGTAAAGGCGCACTGCTCGCCTGGGGCTATTACGTGCTCTGTGAGGGAACGCCAGGCGTTACTTCAATGGGCATACAATCCGTTTATTTAACGGTCGCCAAACGTTTTAATCTTTTGTATATTGCCTCCAAAGTAATTGAGCACACTCTTCACCCAATCGGGTAGTTTTAGATTTTTATCATTGTTAATTTGTTCAATTAAACGGGGGGCATCGTTAAAGCACGCATCGTAGAAGAGTAGACCGCCGCCGAATGATATAATCAACTTATCGTCAAAATCAATACCGAAGTTATTATGGAACGTGAACCACTCTATAAATAAGAAAAGGGTGGTCTTAAAGATGATCTCGGTCAATATGTAAATCTTTGAATTTTTGGTTTGTTTCTTGAATAAAATCAGTACAAATTGAATAAGCAAAACAATTTTCATTGTGAAGAAAAATACTACATATGCCCTCATGTCTCCCTATTCGGGGAAACGGTTTATTTCATATCAGATACTGAAATGAAATAAGGATTACACCCAGCGGGAATCGAACCCGCGCCATGGCTTTGGAAGAGCCATATACTACCACTATACTATAGGTGTTTTTGCGAGTTTCCTCACAATATTCACTTTGCTAGGCGGCTTTAGACTGTTTTTTACCGTGTGTAAAACTTATAACCTACCACGGCGCCTACCGTACAGACTGTGGTACCCCACGCAATATCGGTGAGCGTCATTTCCATAGTATAATTTGTGAGTGTGGCAAAATTCGTTAAGTCATAAAATGCGTATAAAATGAAGCCAATGAGTGCACCCTTGAGCGCTGCATCCTTCGTATTTTGGGCGTCCTTTACTGCATAGAGAAAGACGGCTGCGGGGATAAGGAGATAGATAAGAATGGCAGGAACTAGTCTCGGGTTGATTTCTGACTTTTGAATCTTATAGAATAGATCGTTGTGGTAGTTGTATCTCAGGGTGAGCCAGCCGGCGTCCAAAAGACCCACGGCTAATGCAGATCCGACAATGGCTTCCACTGCGTTCATCGCTTCTTGTAAAGGTGTGTTGTTTTTATAAGAATGGAACTTGAAGGACTCGGTTGTTCGCTCGTTGGACGTGCACTCTATTGCTTTTGTAACGAACAGAATAGTTGGATTCCCTGGGAGTTCATATCCGGCTCCCCATACGCATGCCGCATTCTTGTCTGCGGAAGTGGAGTTGATACTCTGGAGATTGAGCACGACTGGACGTTCGTGGTTCGTCCTAGTGCCGCGGGCAAGGAATGGTCATGCCTAGCAACTATCATAAAAGGTATGAGCCAGGGGCTCGGTGTTACTGGCTCGGTGCTTATTGTGTTTGGTGTTGGTGCACCTAAGGCACCGCCTGGATTTCTAACATTTATGGATGGAGTACTTGGTGAGGGACGGATACTTTTGACGCGCGTATGGCTCGGCGAGCATATTGAAATCCCTGCGATTCCGGATGCTATCTTCTTTCCTGTCGGCGTGCCGGCACATACAATGTACGATATGATCCATCGCCTGCCGGCACGGGGCGGTCACGAAGGATTTTCAATGGTAGGCGATTGGTCCCTCATTGTCAAGGCGACAGCGGAGCAGGGGTTGGGCTTGGTAGTCAGCGATATTGGGGAATCGCGGTGGTCGTTGTTCTGGCATAAAATTGCCGATTCCGATACCGAAACAGATAGTATCCGTTTTCGTAAAGGAATGCGTCTTCTGCGGCTAGGAACGCATACTATGGAACGCTGTAGTTTAACGGTCTAGTGGAATAGCTTGAACGATCCCTTCTTCGCCTTGAAGCCCGCCTTGACGAGGTGCTTGAGCGCCTTCTTGCCCGCCGCCGACGCCTTGCGGCTCACAATGCGACCGTGCTTGTTCTGCTTGAGCGCGTTACGGGTCAGACCGCCGGACGTGTGGTGCGCAGTGCCGTGCCAGACCTGCGCACGGGTGCCAACGCGCGCCACCTTGCCGCCCGCCACCTGCGCGTTATTGTTCTTCTTATTCTTGCGCGTGCGGTTCGCCATATCGGTTTCTATCTAAATAGAAGATTTTTCTCAAGTACGGAGCAAGTTTTATCTTTATGAGTGTTCGCCTTGAGAACCGTCTTCTCAATCCAGTGTTCTAGGTCCGCAAGTTCGTCTGTAGGATCCAAAGAACGGGCGTGCTGTAAGGAAATAGACGACCGCTGATTATAGAACTCACGGTCCTGCTTGAGCTTACGCAGCGTCTTGACCCACTCGGCGAGATTGGTACGGTCGCAATACAACGCAGCGTCACCACAGCACTCCATTAATCCAGGAGTGGGGCTTACGACAAGGGGGATACCGGAAGACATTGCCTCTACCGCTGTACGCCCCCACGTCTCCTCCTTGGAAGGCATAATCATAACCCACGTCTGTGCATAAACATCCTTAATCTGTGTTGTATGCTCAATATACTTGAGATTCGGGAGTGTTTTATCAGTTATCTGCTTGCGATATCCGCCAATAATACCTAGAAACTCCTGCTCGGGCATTGCCTTCGCTAACTGTATAAGAAGTGGTCCACCCTTGTTCTCATTCACATTACTCAATGTGACGTACTTTGCCTCCTTCTTCGGCTCGTCAAGATGGCTATGATAGATACCATATTTACGATAGTCTACTGGCGGTCTTACAATACGTAAAAAGTCTTTTGGTAGATCCTTTCGGGAGGCTTGTAAACTATGCGAATTGAAAATCGCCCACTGCCGCCCCTTCAAACGGTCATCAAACCAATACGGTCCGACTGCACGGACATAGTTATCCGTGTGTACCCACTCTAGGAAAGGTATTCCAAACTTATGGGCAATCCATAGGGATTGCTTGCGGTAAAAATAGGAATGGCTCATCAAGACATGTGTATCTTTTAGGAGTTCAAACAAGATTTGAGTATTATATAAGTCAAAACAACGGACCCCCTCGTAAGTCTTATTCGGGTAACCAGGCGTGCCGACCCAAATATCGTACAAATATGGTTTTCTCAGCAGATGCTTGTTCATCGTATGTGCGCAAATCTCAGAGCCCGCATTGACGAATGGCACATAATCGTGTAGAATCCAGAGTACACGAATACGAGTGCCAGGTGAATCTATAGTATCCCACGTCGGCCAATTTTCGTACTCAATAGATGCTGCCTTTTCGGAGGAGACAGTCAATACGTGTTTTGAACGGGCATCCCCAAACAGAAGAAGCACCACAAATACGGCGAGAATATACAACCATATTTCTGTATTGTACTTACCCATTCCTTAATTTGGCATTATATTTTGCGTACTTGCATCCGCATCTTTCTTTGATTTAATTGGTGTTATGTACCAGTTATCCAGTAGTTTTGTATTATAAGGAGTCCTGGTGTTCAAACAATGAAGTATGTAGCGCATCATTCGGTAGATATTCCATTGGTCGGCTACGCCGGCAAAATGCAGTAGAAAATCGCCTGGCTGGAAAAGACGGGCAGTCGGATCCGTTGCTAGATTTTTCGGACCGAACAAGTAGGAATTGAAAAGGGAGTGATTTGTGATAGTTTCAATCTTCGCGGCGTCCTGAGGATTCTGCTCCGCCGTGTGTATCATCGCCTTATTCTCCCACCAAATATGGTGAATAAACTGCGTCTGCTGGTAGGTGCGCGCGATGAAATCCTTGAGCCAGGTGGACTTGCCTCGTAGGAGCATATTGCCTGAATTGAGATTTCCACATACATCTCGGGTCCATAGTAGATCTTTGTTTTTTGGTAGAAGCGGAAGGACGTGAGTTGTCAGAGGGAGGTCAGGGTTTGTAATAATGACATCGGCGTCGGACCAAAAAAGGTAATCGTACTGGTCAATGTAGTTTAGGATAAAACGGAGTTTTGACCAAGGGATGGGTCGGCTGCGGTCCCACACCTCGGCGCCGCCTACATGAAAATCGTATCCATGCTTTTTCGCATAAATTCGCTTCGTTTGGAGACCTGGTTCCATCGCCTTCGTATAATCGGCTCCGATGACCATCGTGATAATTGCAATTTTTGGCTGCGCTGTCATTTGGCAAAAAATTGAAGGTGCCTTATTGAATTATATAATTCTCACACAATGTCCTTAAATAATTCCATTGAATGTGTCGCGTCTATTCCTTCTGTTGTAAAATATGTTAAAAATACTGATGGAGATTATGTATGTCCGCATAATGGCTGTGGAAAGATTGCGCAAAAGCAGAATACTATGCATTATCATATTATGAAAAATCATAGTACAAAGTTACCTTTTGAATGCAATCGGTGCGAGAATCGCCCACAATTTCTACAGCGCTGCGGGTTTATGAATCATCTAGCAACGAAGCATGCCGATACACCTAAACTCACTGAGAAAGAGAAGGAGATTCTAGGTGGTGTCACCGAAAATCCTGTTATTAGCATTTCCTTCAAATGTCCGCATACCGGCTGTAATCAGAGTACAAAGACGAAATCTAATATGTTGATTCATTATGCGCGCACACACGCAACCGAATGGATTCCAGCTTACGTTCGTGGTGTAGAATGTACAAATTGTAATGTAAATTATTCGTCTTCCTCCGCATATCTATATCATAGTATTACATGCTTTAGAGATTTTGCATCAGTTGATCAGTTAAACATCATTTCGCGAATTAGGTAAAGCCCGTGGTAACCTATTGCCGAAAATCCTAGCAGTAACATCATCTCAAAATAACGGCGGCTTGCATCCTTTTTCAAGTATCCTAGAATGAGCAGGAGCGGTGCAACGAGCAAGATATGAATCCAGTTAACCCATGCACTATGACCATCCTTGAGCTTCAGATACGCTTTATAAGAATGGTAGAATAGAACGACTAAGCCTAAGAGACCGACTGCGGTAAATACGTGCTCAGGAACATTTTCACGCTCTAGTCCTACATAAATAAATAAAGGTCCTACTGCAAGAAGATGAAATAAATGGCGTGCTAAATCTGGGACTGACATCACTCTAAAAAATGATAGGTATTTTCTTTTTCTGGTTAGATGATAAATGGGGATCTCCTTATTCTGTGACGGATCGGCTCGGAATAATGGTCGTGTAGGGGCAAAGGCGGGATTTGGTGTTCATATTTGTGATGGTAATACTGTTGTTCATCAATATGCGGCTGCCATTCCGGGGTCCGAGCCACAAACAAATCAGCGTGCAGAGCTGAAGGCTTTGGAGTTTAGTATTAAGTACATTGCAGATGGACGGATTTCTGGGGCGACCATTTATACCGATTCAAAGTATAGTATTGATGTGCTCTTGAAGTGGTGCGAAGGGTGGGAGCGGAAAGGGTGGCGAAAGGCGGACGGAAAGCCCGTCCTACACCAGGACATTATTCAACCGATGTGGTTAACGTGGAAAAATATTCGTGCGGTGACGTCTATGGTTCACGTACCGGCTCATACCAGCGGGGTTGACTTTGCTTCACGAGGGAATGCCGAAGCGGACCGGCTCGCCACATCTACAACCGAATAGCCAATATCATAATTTTTTAATGGTATAAGATAGGATGAAGCCCCAGAAGCTTGCTAATTTTATATTATTTATCGTTGTTCTCGGATTTGTAGGAGTCGTCTTATATCGTATGCTTACACCCTACAGCTCCGCACATATTGACGATATTTGGGTTATTAATCTTGATAAGGATACGGAACGATGGAATCATATGCGCGATATCACCACCCGATTGGGCGATATAGTACACCGTTTTTCGGCAATGGATGGACGGACGATTACCGACCGTGAGCAAGTCCACCCTGAGGGCGTGGGCTATTATTTTACCTTAGTACGAGGAAAGCACGATGATATTGTGAATAAGGGTGTAGTCGGCTGCTGGCTCTCTCACAAACGTCTCTTAACACATTTAGCAACCCTTGATCATCAACACGATTACGGGCATTTGATTCTAGAGGATGATGTTCAATTGCCAGCAGACTTCTTATCTGGACATGATGCCTGGACCCATATTTCCAAGAATATACCTGGTGATTGGGATATGGTCTATCTAGGAATGGGTGGCAACGTACAAGGTACCCCGATTGCTGATAACATTATCAAACTTTTGCCCAATAAAAAGGAACAATATGGTACCTACGCCTATTTAGTGAAACACGGTTCTATCAAAACTAAGTTTCTACCTGCTCTCCGTTTTATGACCGATGCTATTGACGAACAGTATAATACACTCTTCGGTGATATCAATGCCTATTGCATTCGCCCTTGCATTATTGATGTTCATAGTGAAACAAGCGACAAATCAAGCATTAATATTATTAATTAATTATTCACATTTGACTTTACCGCAAGATCATTATTGTATCGTATGACGGTTGGGTCACATATATAAATATTCCAGTTCTCTGCCATCATATTATAGTGAACATCAATCTCATTTGTCATGTGTTTGATGCTCGGTAAAATCTTCGTCTTGAGCGCACCGTGGCGCACAAGATAGGCGTGCGTCCCCCAGTTGCCCTTATTATACGTTGTTTTCATCTTCTTGATGCCAGGTGCTACATCAGTACCTACAATCGGCTTCTTAATGCCTAGAAACACCATATCCCAATCGGCTGGAATATATGCTGAAATCTTTGACCATCCATCTCTACCCGTTAAGAAATCAGCGGGAAACTCGGCATCATCTTCGCAAATAAGATGCCCTGTATCGTTACATGTATGCTGATTTGCTAAATATGTAAGAATCCGTTTATGCGAAACCCAGCAACCTACCGCGCCCGCATTTGGCGACGTAATTCTATCGGTCTTTCCATCTTTCTCAAAATCGCGAGACATTGTTACAACATAACCCACACCATATTTTTGTGCCTGATCCCGTGTAAGATCCTTACCATAGGTAGCCGACCATCTATTCACTTTATTACTGAGATGGCGCGTCTTTCCCTGAATATTCTGCCAGCGTTCTGCGTCCTTATCAAGGTTAATTACCCAAATATCGTCAATAGTAGGCGTCTTGAATGGCGAAAAATAGCCAAACCAGTTCATAATGCCTAACAGTATAGCAAGGGTCAATACAAACATAGCGAGAAACAGCCCCGTTCCCTTCATAGGCTTAATTTTCGCCATCCTTACATTGGCTTGGGATTATTTTCTTACTTTAGCAAAGTCTTGAGATACTCCGCCGATTCTAACGCTCCCTCCATCCAAGTCTGATTTAAGCTAACTGACTCGCCCGTCAGATAGAGATTCGGCTCAGGATTATGCGCAATCTTGGATGCTTCCTCTGGGCTATAATCACCAGGGAGCCAATATGTACATCCGTTCGGCCACTCATGCTTCTTCAAATACGTTGGTTTTGTCATTGTTTTATCGGGAAAGAGTTTCGTAAACTCCTTATGAATAGCATCTTCCAACGCATCGCCGTCTAACTTCTTCCAGTAATGCGTATCATCCCCATCCGTATACGAAATCATAATCAAACCTGTTTTTGGATTAATAGGAATAATAAAACGCAAAGGACCGTCCGTCACTACCTTTTCCTTAATATCTAGCGGCGGCTGGTAAATCGCATAAATACGAGTTAAAGCACCTGTTGCCAATTGTTTCATCAATGGCATATTTTTGAGAATACTAAAGTCGCTATATCCGCAACGGCACGTTGCAATAATGACTCTAGATGCTTGAATTTTGAAGGGTCGCTGGTTCGCCTTCTTGCCACGGAGTCCTGTGATTTCAAACAAATCGGGAGCAAGTCGGCTGATATTCGTCACTTGGTGGCGGTTTTTGAGCTTAGCACCGGCTTTCTCAGCGGCGGCGGCAAGGTGTGTTGTAATTGCGTCCAGCCCTTCTACGACTCCGTAATACTCCGCTGGTTTGTCGGTTCCCATCGGTTCCTTTGGGGCAAAGAGAGGCAGGGCGACATCTGCGCGCATTAGATTGAATTCCGACCAGTAAGGATAATACTTGAGGACGGAGGATAATTCTTCTGGAACAAGTTCATTTACGGTGTGCTTGGCAAGTATGTCGGCGGGTAGGGATTGTAAAATGTGCCTGACGGGTTCAAAAAGTTGTAGGAAGGGGTTTGGGTGCCCGTTTGGTGTTGTACTTTCGGCAGAGATTGGATAGGTATGAAGTCCGAATCGTTTGACCAGGTCGCCGACATGCTTATGTTCATGAAAGATGCGACCGGCTCCAATTTCGTATTGAATATTCTTGGATTTGTCTCGGTAAGTGACGACTCTGCCGCCCCACGCCCTATATTGTTCCAACACGAGCACATTAGAATTGCCGGATTTCTTGGCAAGAAATTCGGCAATAGATAAGCCAGCCAGACCACCACCAATGATGATAGTCCGCCCCACATTCATTTACTTACTTATTAAAGAGATTCAATCCACCGGCAAATTTCCTCGGTGCTGCTACTTTGGAGCTGATCTACGACCTTCTTTGGTCGGAATGCCATAAAGGTAGGAAAACCTCGGACGCCACAGAAACCGGCGGTATAATCATTGACCGTATGCTCGCACTTCCAGAGAGTGAGTCCCTTGGCGGCTGCTGCCTTGTCCACCTCTGCGAGATTGATACGTTTACAATATCCACACCAGTTGGCGGTAAAATATATGAGAAAGGTCTTATCGGACTTTCGCATACCATCAATGGCTACAGCGTTTGGATCCGCCAGCCACATCGTCTCAAAATCGTTTTGTGAATCTAGCATCTTCATCCGTATTGTTTACTAATAATATCATAAAATCCTTTTAGACCTCCTGCGAGAACAACTGCGGTAAGAACACCGGCAATAGCAGGACCTGGACCGCCGCTAAATTCGTTGCGCGCGCCACCTGCCTGTCTCGGGTGAACGGGCTCAAAGGCAGTCTTCGGCTCCTCTACCGCCGATGGGGCGTGGACTGTTGGCATATTTGCTACATTTGATGGCGGGAATTCTGTTGGTGCTGGTGCTGGTGCTAGTGCTGGTGCTGGTGCTGGTGCTGGTGCTAGTGCTGGTGCTAGTGCTGGTGCTGGTGCTGGTGCTGGTGCTGGCGCCATTTGTGAAATTGGAATGCCCACACCTACTGTCGGCACTCCTGTTATCTCCGTAGGGAATCCATACTTTGCCATTCCAGGCATTGTAGGAGGATCGGGCAATTCAGGCATCTTCGCATTGAGCGCCGCTACTAAAGCCGGTGTCATCAGAGGTGCTATAATATCCTTATACATTCCACTATACGATATTTGCGGTATAGATATCGTCGGTAAACTATCAAAGAATCCTGGCAACGGATGGTCTGGATCAACTAAATGATTCACTAAAAATGACTTACCGCTGATAGGTTTCTCAAAGAAGAAACTAAACGGCAAAGGCGCTGCAATACCATTTTCTAAAATCGTCTTAGTCATAAAGAGCGCATGGAAACTATCCCAAAGAACCCATAAGAATCCGAAGAGGAATAAGAATATGTTAAATACACTGAGAACCTTTGCTATACCTTGCCAAAACTCACCCATATAAAATTTATCCGCGCCTAAAAATCCGAAAAAGACCGCTAAGAATGCGTAAAGAATGTACGACTTCTCCGCTATGTATTTCTTAGGATCCGCATCGGTTTTCGGCGATGTAAATACTCCTCTGCCAATGCCACAAATCCAATCAAACGGTGATGTGAGACCCTCCTCGCGTATCTTCTTACCATCATATATAACCTGGGTAACATCCCAAAAATACCATAGTCCGAATGTACATACATTTAAAAGGATTTTCATCATACCTGTATGAAAACTACGTAAGTAAAAGTGATCCATTCCAAGTAGTCCAAACAATATTGAAAGAATAGCAAAGACATAATAATTTCGGTCAGCGTGTTTCCACGTATCTACATCCGAAATATGATGAGGATTCTTGCCTCCACTATATTCTGTGCTTGGTCCTGATTCTGATTCCGATTCTACAGAAGGCGCATTGCTTGATGTAGGTGGCGCAGGTGGAAACGGTGGCGCCGGTGGAAACGGCGGCACCGGTGGAAACGGTGGCGCTGGTGGCGCTGTTCTCACTCCCTCAGTAGTCAGACCATCGGACGACATCTCTAATGGTTTTTATCTTAATTTATACAGTGAATAGAACGCCGCCCAAACCGGCAACAATACGTAGCACATTGTAATTTGTTGCATAGGTTGTAACACCAGCAGGGTACGATTGTACCTGGGGATTCATCGTCAGTTGTAGCACGATAGAATCCAAACGACTACCGTTACAAGTACCCATAGGTTGCTCTACCTCCGGGGCTAAACTGAATGAATATACATAGATAAAATCGTTGGGAATGGCTGTATGACGTTGCCAAGGTTGCATTAGACGGAAATACTGTGCGGACTGCTCCTCAAAACGGTCATAACCATCAAACTGAAGAAGCGCCGTAGCAATAATATCCAAATTGGGAATACCAGTCTCGTTTAACATACGGCTGCCGTAATTAAACCATTCGTGTGCCTGGATCATACGATCCTCATTTACTACCCATAACATTTCCTTAATCGGATTATTGAAGACCAGGGGAACCGAAATACGCGTCGTATTGAGCGGAATACTATAACGCTTCTGTTGTTGCACCTGCTCAATGAGATATTCGTGGCGCGAAGAGACGAAGCGGCGACGCTCCTCCGTATCAAGATAAATGTAGTCACCCCACATCACCATGTCTGTAATGGCAACCGGTGTCTGTGTGAGTTGTGTTGGGCAATTCGGACTATTATTTAGGATTGCGTTCTCTAAGCTATTGCTGAATACCATATCATTGCCATTCTTGAGACGGATATAGAAGCGTACCGGCGTCGCCTGGAGCGCAATAAGCGGCAAAGCGAGACCTGGATTCTTACAAAACCAGAAGTCTAGTGGGACAAGGAGATTTAGCGGTCCTGACTGCGATGTGTCGTTAAATACCTCTTGGGTTCCCGTCATAAAATTAATACCATCCTTCTTTGACCCCGGTGTAGTTAACTGTGTCCAAAGATACATCCATTCACCGTAATGACGGTCCACTTCTTGCTGACCAATCCAAATACTGATATAATCAATCATCGCATAGCCAACGCCATTCACCCAACTGACTGAATTTGTAATCTGCGCGTAGTTTGTAGGTTGTTCGGTGATAACGCCCTGCGGATAAGGTTGCGGTCCCGCCGGCGTAATCTGCGGTAGATTAATCTGCAAATAGACCTGCGATAAGAGGTCGCCCTGTCGCGGCACTGTTACCGTTATAAGCTTTCCAAAATCAAATGCGGAATCAAATGGAATGCGCTGGGTCTCAATACTGAAATTTGTATAGCGCCGATACACTTGTTTGAAAAATGTCGTCTGTGGATTACCGGAAAGATAGATGTCTTGCCGTCCGGTAGCGACTAACTGTAGAAGCCCTCCTGAATTGGACATGGTACTCTTACTCTACGTCTATAAGTTGTTTTTAGATGCTGCGTATTTACACAGCCGGTAAAAATGCCCAATAACGTTAGAATGGCGTATCCTACGGGAGCGAATTTAAACAATTTATTGCTTCAGCAACTAAGTTTCCGTACCGGTGGAAACTATCCTATTTCATCACTTTACACGCTCTATGCGAATGGTCAAGGTCAGACCTACTGGAGCAATAGTGTGAATCCTGATTCGCTCTCTACATTGAGTAGTGCGGTTGGCAATGCTATTTTAAGCACATATGTTGAGTTAAGTACACTTATTCACGATATAGGTGGCAGTACAATTGTTGCTGAACTTAGTACCTTTGAACATTATACTTATTCGTCTATTAGCACATTGTTTTACTATCAAAATATCTTATTGGCACAATCTACAAATCTCAACTATGCGTTTTTATCTACAGCGAACTCCTTTCAGATCCAACTTGATTCGTACTATCAAAGTACATTAAACGCAACAAATAGTACAGTAAGTGCTTTAGTCGGATTTTCATCATTTTATCAATTAATAAGTACTCAAAATTCATCGTTTGCATATGCGTTATCCTCTATGAGTACCGGTATTGGACTTCAAGATGCTATAACCTCTACACTCTTGATTAATTATATAAATACTGGACTCTATTCTACGTCACAATGGACTTATGCTCAAATATCTTCTCTCACATCTACATCAGCAACGAAAACCCAATTAGGAGCAGTAAGCACCTCCATAAATTACGCACTACTCAGTACATCAACCGGTTTGTCTACTGAAATTAATAATTTAAATGATGATATAGCGTTAAATAGTACATTCATAAATTATTCCCTACTAAGCACATCTGATAATCTATTAACAACCATTGATACTTTGTCTGGAGAGCTTTCCTATCTTAGCACTGGATTAATATCACTTTCGGGTGAAGTGAGTAGTTATCAATACTATAATTTAAGTACAATTTCATCATTATCACTCCAAGTATCTACATTAACTTCTCTTACGAATACAAATACTGCTGAATTATTTAGTCTCAATCAGCAAGTGAGTGTTATTACAACAAGTAGTATTTTAGAAGGCATTTATTCAACATTCATTCAATTAGAAGCATATACAGTAGAACTTTTTTATGCATTAGAATTGTCTACAATGTTATTCTTAGAAAGTACAAATACAGCTTATGTTGAATTCTCTCAATCATCAATTAGTGGACTAGAAGTACAACTTACATCTACATTTGATAGCTATATTTCCACATTAATATCTACAACAAACCAGTCTATATACACTCTCTCTGGTGAAATATCAACGACCGCTGCCGGTGCGAGTGCCATTGTCTCATCTATCAATGGTGTACAACTGATTCAACTCAATTCTAGCAATTTTACGGGCTCACTTGATTTTACAAATTATCGTAATTTTATAGTTCAAGTCAATGATATTGTGGATTTAGCCAACAGCACCTATAGTGTATCATTTGACCCAACCACTCTTGGCAATATAGCCTTACAACAGGGTGTCATTATGCTTGATATTAGTACAAATACCCAAGACTATACACAAAATAATAATAAACTTGCTCTGAATTTGAATAGTTGGAACACTATTAATACTCCTACTTACACTATATTTCCAATGCTTGCCAATAGTGCATATAAGATGGAATATATCTACAGTGTCTATAATAATAGTGTTTACACAAGTCTTGTTAATATATGGCCATACCAAAATACTTCCAACCTAATAGTTTCATCTATTGATTCCAACCTGGCTATTGACCCAACAAATATCAATATATATTCTACAGGAACAGTGCTTGAAATTGACTGGGATATGTATCTGTTCAGTACATTTGTGACAGGATTCTCCTCTTTTGTCAATGTGGATGTAGATATTAGCGGTGTCCTTATACAAACCTTCGGTCCCTATTCCTACAAACAAAGTACCATTCAAATTGCGATGCCCGACGGAGGCTATGCGCCAGGAACACCTGATGCGCCCGCTGTTTTTAAATCATATGTTGTAGGCGAGCCCGCAAATGCCTCTATTGTAAATGGATTTGCCGCTTACCCGTAATTTTCTAGAGAAATAGTAAATGGGGGCAGCGGCTTCTACTATATCCGCAATTGCACCGCGCATTATCATTCCAACTTTTTTTATAGGTCAAAAGGTGAGACAAGGTGGGGCATTAGATAGTATTGCCGTCTCGTCCGCTTTTACTATCCTTTTCGTTACCTCCGTAATTGCAGTATTTTCGGCAACACCGGCATTATCCATTATTCCTACCATAGCCTGTCTTGGATATTCACAAATTATGGCACATCCCGAAGAGGCAGACCGCTGGCGTCATAGTGACTGGCTCCTCACCACCCCCCTGATGTTGTTTGCGCTTCTCTATGCGAACGATGTATCTATTTCAGTTATTTTGCCGATGGTGGCGTGTGATATTCTGATGATTCTCGCCGGCTATCTTGGCACAAAGACCAAGGATCCTCTAGAGTCCAAAGGATACTTCGCCCTCGGCGTGCTCGCCTTTTTGCCGATTGTTGCGATTTTACTCCAGCAAACGAAGAACAAGATGGCTGTATATCTAACACTGGCTGTCTGGTCCCTCTATCCTGTAGTTTACTTTGCGCAACAGAATACGTTAGTTGAAGAAAAATATACAACGATTGCTTATGCTGTTATGGACTTAATTGCAAAGGTAGGCTTAGTATCACTCATACACATTTAGGAGGCGGGTTAAAGGCTAATCACTTAAGAAAAATAACTGGTAAAATGGAGGCGCGCCATCCAATTACTGGAAAACCGATACGTATCTTACGCTCTGAGTCGCATATTACCTCAGACCGTAAAAATCTGCTATGGGCTCGCGCATCATTCCGCAAAGGGACACGATGGGGTTTGTGGCACTGTGTTGTGACTGAACCGGCGGCGGTAGAGATTGTAGGCGGTGAGGCACTTGTTGCGGTTGTGCTTGATGCGAATGCGGATCTTGACGCCTGGATGGCTGTACTGCCGGCTGTGCTTTCTGACAAATCAGAATGTCTGGTTGTAGGTCCATCGGCGATTATGGAGGGGCTTGAGAAGCGTGGTCTACGGTGGGAGCATACTCTGATTGTAGAGGAACTCCACGATAACTACCCATTTTTGGGGGAGCCGGTAAGGGTTGCCGACTCTACCGAGAAGGTGATTCTCTGCCTGGCGCATCTGCTACGTATGAATGTAGTCACGTGGTCGTCGGCTAGCGTGCGTGATGAGCTGGATCTCGGTGCGCGTATTGTCTACGATGCATGGGAGCGTGCCATTGAGGGGGCGAAGATCGTTAAGGTTGCCGCGGATGCCGACGACTCGGTTATTCCCCAAACCTGGCTCATTCAGCAATACTTTCGGCATCCTACATCTCGTCGCGCGCGCGAGATTCGTCTGTGCTTAGAAAAGAATATAGAGTGTCCGCTAATTGACCATATTCTATTGCTAAATGAAATAGAGTTTACGGACTTGCCGACGAGTGAGAAGATTCAACAGGTTGTTATAGGTCAGCGACTACGTTATTACGACGTCTTTATGGCAATCAAGGACCGAGTGCCCGCAGGAGCATTCGTTATCTTCTCCAACTCCGATATCTGGTTCAACATGACCCTCTCATATCTGTGGAAGATTTCTTTAGCGGAGAATCGTCTATTTCTAGCCCTGCTACGGTGGGAAGATAAGGGAGTAGGCGGCGGAGCATCACATATTTTTGGTCCACGTGCCGACTCCCAAGATACGTGGATTCTTGCCCGTGATTCTATGAATTTTACACCGACCGAAGAGGATCTTGGATTTCCGTTTGGTCAGTCCGGCTGCGACAATGTACTCACCATTGTAATGCTACGGCATAAGTTTCTCATCGTAAATCCCGCCTATTCTATCAAAACGATGCATCTCCATAATTCCAACATTCGCAACTACGAACCTAAGGATGTGCTTTACCGCCCTGCATTTCTCTATATTGACCCTACTCCCATTCAGTCTATGCGGGTCTGTAAAGACTTGGGGTCGGTGGGAAAACTACCCGTTGCACTAGAGTCTATGTGGAATCGTACAGCATTCCGTAAGTCGTTTCCACGCCCTATACTAGGAGTCAGTGAAAATACTTCTAAGGCGATTTGTACTATGTTACGGCATACGGCGGAGGGGGAGGGTGTAGACATTTACAATTTCCAAGCCGGCGAGCAGAACATGTATACACCCGCGCCTGAAGCGCTGCCTCTCTATCACTTTACGGGTAGCATTTTTGTAAATCGTCAGGGTTTGATTAGCTCGTTCAAGGATATCTTTGTCGGTCCGCATAAGGAGTGGGTGAGCGCGTGGGAGGCGGCTCGTGTGAGCAATATGATGCCATCCATTCATGTACCATCTATTATTTCCATTCCTATTAAGGATGAGTGTAAGACTACACTCAGTCAATGGATTCTATACTATCTGCCTAAGGTTCTAACAATTCGTCGGTTACTCAAATCGTGTAATCTGACGGTGCCTGAGTTTTTAGTTCCTCAACTTGCCGATATTACGCCGTTTCTCCGCGACTGCGTATGGTCGGCAAGCGAAAAGGGCAATATCACTCTTGTACCGATGATGGATGATATGAATTACTATTCAGAAGATGTATGGGCGCTGCCGCCTTCTACGGAGCATTCGCTGGTTAGCGCCGAAGATATTATGCTACTCCGCGAACTGCTTGAGTCGGTTGAAGAGGAGCCTGGTATGCCAGTTGCGGTCTTTTGCGTAGATGACGATCCTAATGCGGTTTGTACACGCGAATGGGCGGAATCGGTTGCCGAATATATCTTTGCAAAAGGTTGGATTACTCGGTATGTCTCGGTGACCGATACGCCGGCAGTGCGGCGCAAAGCATTCGCCAACGCTTCGTGGATTTTTGGCTCTGCCGCCTCCTCTGGACTGGACTATATGTGGCTTGCGCCCGCCGGTGCCTACGTAATGGAATTCAATCCCGCCGATGCGCCTCGTGGCGATCGTATCCATCTTGCCGGTGCTGCGCAACTCAATTACGTGGGTGGTCTTATTCAGCGTGAGCCGATTGAGATAAGTCGGCAGAATGCTCTACTGGAAGTAGGGGCGGCGATCAAGAAGTTCGGCTTCAAGGATATGCTCAAGATCGTGCGCGATAAGACGGCAGCGGCTGGCGGTGTCAAGATACCTCGTATTCTGGTGCCCAACGGCGATGCACTAGAGGGAATATGGTCCCATAGTGGCGATACCTTCCGTGAAATGGTAGATATTTGGGCGGAGCGAGAATATGTCACTGTGGAAAAGACCGAAACGAGTGGATATTGCTGGTGGGGTGCGATTGGTGAAGTGCTACTTTATGACCGTCCTACGCCCCGTTGGTGGTCGTCGCCACCTTCATACCAGATGGCAATGTTCGGCAATTGTGCGCCGCCTGGTCCTGATACGCATCGCCTACGTCAGTCTCTATGGGGATTCTGGCCGCGCTCACCTCGCGCTATTGAGACGATTGTTGCCACAAAGAAGAATCTCATCGGATATAACAAGCGTAATATTACATCACTGTTCCTAGGCAAGATTGAGAATGGTGTACAGCAAAAGAATCGTACTAAGTATGATTGGAGCAAGTGTGTGGAACTCTTCTCTATGCCGATTGATTCCACCGGCGCACCTTACCCTTACACGCAGACCGAATATCTGGATAAACTCTGCCATGCGCGATTTGGTCTCTGCTTACCAGGCTTCGGTCCCAAGTGTAACCGCGAGATTGAGTACTTTGCTTGTGGCGTTGTGCCGATCGTAACAGACGGTGTGGATATGAAGAACTACCTCGTGGCGCCCAAGGAGGGAGTCCACTATTTTAAGGCGTCTACACCCGAGGACGTTAAGCGCATTGTGAAGGAGACATCGGCGGAGACGTGGTCAAAGATGTCCGTTGCGGGTCGTGAATGGTGGCAGTCGTATTGCTCGGCAGAGGGACTCTTTCGGCTCACCTGGACGCGCATTGAACAGTGCCGACCATTCTTCAATGTCGGTATTCCTAAGTTGTTTCCTTTGCACTGAGGCGGGTCTAAACCTATTTCTGTAAAGTTCATGTAATGGACTATACAAAAATAGCGAATGAGCGTTATTCGGCGGGAGTATTTATCAATAAACCTGCTGACGGTCCGTCTATTGAGGTTATATTGAATAAAACGTTTGTAGATAAGGTGCCGTTTATATCTGTAGTTATTCCTATTTACAATCAGGAGGGCATTATTGAACGAAATCTACGTTCGGTGTTAGAAACTATAACAGAGACTCCTTATGAAATGATTCTTATTCTTGATTCATGCTCCGATTCAAGTGAAGATAAGGTTCTCGGCATTTTTATGGATGGAGGATTGCCTGCTCTTCTAACAAATGTGGTAATGATGAGGTCATTGGCACCGCTCTTTGAGACCGCCGCCGATAATCTCGGCTTTCTCTGTAGCCGTGGCGAGTATATTTTGGAGATTCAGGCAGATATGCTGATGGTGGAACATGGGTTCAATATGACGCTTCTACGCCCGTTTTTGAAGTTGAATGAGCCACTCATTGCAGTAAGTGGTAGGTCTTGTCACGGATTGACCTATAGTGAAGGCGTTGGCAAAATGGGGGCAGCGGTAGAGGCGCCTCTTAATGCGTATCTTGACCGTGGAGTTTTGTATGTTGGCGAAACGTGTAATCGTGGTCCTATTATCCTTCGGCGAAAGATGGTAGAAGAACTCGGATATTTAGACGAAATTAATTACTTCTTGGACTACAGCGAGCACGACCTATTTACGCGGGCGCGGATACTGAAATCGTGGCTTTGCGGATACGCTCCAATGGAATTCATATCACCGTGTAGTGATGGCTCTACGCGAAAGCCACGTGATCCAGTAAACCAGGCAGTATTTGCTGCAAAATCGGCAGTCTATGACCGCCGTCAAGGATTTATGTATAAGTGGCTGGCAAATTCGCCTGAGCCGTTCCCCATTCGGATTATTCCAATCCAATAAGTTTACGGTATTGTTGAATAGGCTTATGAGTTTTAAATTTAGTTGTAAATTCGTCAAACCATATACGAAAGGAGACACATTCAAATGCGGTGGTTGAATACCAGTGCGTATGAATGGACTGTAGGGGTTTGCCATCATAGCGAATGCCGATGCTTTGGTCTTGGCGGAAAATGCTGAACTTCGCTTGGATTTCTCGTTGTGAGACGGTAGACTGCTGCATACGCCACCAGCCGAAATTCACCTGCGGTGGGAACTCGTAAAGGGCTTCTTTGGGAATAGAATTCGCAAGATCCTCTAGTGCCGCCTGTTCATAAAACCGACTTGTATGTCCCAGATCCTTCCACTTGGGGATAAGCGCTGCCGATTTGAACCACATATATCCCGCATTATACTTACCATAGCGGGCTTCGTCCTGCGGTTTTATCATATGTTGCGAAAGGGCAATCTCGGTGCTGGGGGGAATGGCGGGAAGCGGAGCTAAATGCGAAATATCGGCGTCTAAGAACCACGCCGAGGTTTCTGGGTTTTGGGTAAACATCCACTCTAAGACTGCCGCCTTCTCATACGTGTAATCCTTGAACAGAGAGTCGTAAATGGTACCTTTCGTGCGTTCCATTTGCGGGCGCTTGAGTCCCTTGTATCGGTCCATAAACTGCTTTGAGTGGATAGTGAGTTTAGTTTTGATTTGACTGATTGGGGTTTCCGAGTCGGTATAAACAAAAAGTTCTGCTGTAGGATGCCATTGCTCCAGCGTTTTAACAAACAGGATAAAGTCTTCTAGGGCTTCCTTGCCGGTGACAATGAGTCCAATCCGTGGGCGTGACATCTTTATTGAACTTTTGTGCTTGGAGTTTAAATCACTGGATAGAGTAAGATGAACGGAGCAGCGCCGCCTCCTGGTATTCCCGCACAACGGCTGGGTCCGTTGCCTTTGAATTTAAAGAATGAAATGCTACGTATAAACACGAATAAACGACTTGCCGCCCTTAATTCTATTGGAGTGTCGCCGCCCGAAAAAAATCTACCTCGGTTGTCTAATTTAGCCCCGTTTCCTGTGCCCGAACCTGTTTTAGCGCAGCCGAGTAGACTGTCAGCAAAATCATCTAACTGGTCTCCTCCACTTCCTCCAGGACCGCCACCAAGACCGGCTCCAGCAAATAATAATTACTCTAGATTTTATAATGCAGCGTATAATGTACCCGATTGGCAAAAGCCACCTCCGCCTATGAACCGGTTGCTTGATCATTTGAGACGTGGAGGGCGATTATATCGTGAACAATTTTCCCGTGATGACTGGCGTCGTGTATGGGATTTCGTAGAATTGCATCGTGATGCAGAAAATATTAGATTTTGGTCTAGAGATAATATAACAGGTGAGAAGTTACTTCATCCTTATTTTTATATTCCTAAAAGTACAGTGTCTAAAACCCGTCGTAAGCGTAAACAGTCTCGTGGCACTCGTCGCCACCGTTAATCAAAAATATTTGGTCATTTAATTTTTTTTAAAGTTTAGGATGACTTGAACCGCAGAAAGTAGTCCTCGGCGCTCAAAGGGTGCGATGATGGCGACTTGGGTGAAATTGGCGTCGGCTCAAAGAACGTATCAGAACTGCCAACTGCCGTGAGGCGTTCTAGCGGTACAACTGGCGGCGGTGGAGGCGGCGGCAAAGACCCCCTACGCTTCATAAAGTACTGCGACTTGACGCGGGGAACGATCTCTATATGCTCTACTAGCCTGGAAGGAGTACCGCATCCGTCCTTTTGGCAAACATCGCACCAGCAGATGCGCTCACGATCCTTGACCTCCGATGAGCATCCACAACGCCAGCAACCCCATTCCTTCGGGTTGAATGCAATAATACGGGCAAAGGCGCGAAGAGTCTCCTCCGTTCGCGGAATAACCCAATCTTCCTGTCCTGGCTCACAAATAAGGAACTCATTACTCAGTGGGCACCAATTGACTGCGGCAAACCTACCTTCATAATATGGAATATTCGTAACATGTACCAGCTTGTCTAGAGGAGCGCCGCTAGTAGTATGGGTGGCATGGGTTTCCCCCTGCTCTTCATAATAGAGGTCATCCTTGTAGCGTTCATGGCGCTCCATGTAATCATCATAGTGATCACGCATATGCTCTTGATGGTCGTAACGAGAATAGGACATTTGGAGGTAGAAAGTAGGAAGGGATGACTTGGAGGTAGAAAGTAGGAAGGGGGATGATTTGTCTTGATGGTGGCGAACGGGTTCAATTTTTTTACTGAGCCGGTGCCTCTGCCTCTGCTTCTGCAGCATCCGCTGCTGCTGCATTTGCTGTTGCTTCTACTACCTTTAACTCCGCCTCTTTTGCTAGAAACTCCGCTTCTTTCGCCGCCGCTTCGGCTGCGGCTGCCGCTACCGCGGCGTCTGCTGCCTCATGTGCTTCCTTTGCCGCATTTGCCTCGGCTTCCACCGCTGCCTTTGCAGCGTCCTCTGCCTCCTGCGCTTCCTTTGCAGCAACAATGCGAGCGGCTTCCTCCTCCGCCTGTGCCTTTGCCAATGCCTCTGCGTCTCCAGATGCCTCCGCTACTGCCTCAGCCTCTTCTGCCGCCTTCAACGCCGCTGCTGCATCCTCGGACTCCTTTAATTCCTTCGCAGCCTTTGCCTCTGCCTCCGCTGCCGCCTTAGCAGCGGCTTCCGCCTCCGCTCGCTCTTTCGCCTCTATCTCGGCTCTTAGATTTGCCTCTGCCCTAGCGGCTTCTGCTTTTACAGCCGCTTCTCGCGCCTCTGATTTCGCCTGCTCTTCTAACAAATGATTCTGGGCTGCGACCTCGTGTGGATTGAATGGGCGCGAGCCGCCGTAGTGGTCACGGAAATTGCTTGCCATAGCCGCGCGTCTCTTAAAGTAAGCACTGGCGTTCATTCTACTCTATGTACATAATTTATTTGCGGTGTTTACGGGATTTGCGGCGTCTAGTTTTACGTCTGCCGCCTGTTTTGACACAAAGACGGGCGAATCGCGGATCGGCGGATAAGAACTTCCCCTTATTGCTGTTGTGCGGCGCAAAGCGGGAGCACATCATCTCATACGACCCCCTCGGCACCATTTCCGCCACAACCTGTTGGAATATGGGGTCGTGGCATCCGCCATTGTTCGTCAAAATTCCGATACGAACCCCGCTTTTTGCGACATCTATTAGCCAGCGTTTAATCATATCGTACCGTTCTTTGCCGCCAAAATAAAACATCGCAATATCTTTCGGCTCAATCGTGGTATTTTTGAATAAGTTATAGCCTATATCATCATACGATGGAAGATCCATACCATTAAACATAACCATTGTCAGGTCCCAATCCAATAAGAGTATACGATTACCGGTTGCCGTTTTCGCCCATTCATAATACTTTTGAATATCGGCTTCTTGTATGCCAGAATCGGGGTCATACGAAGGCACCCAATCCGTATACTGCTTCAAAAAATACACATATGAATTGTTTTCTAATGTATCTATAAGTTCGGATAGGGGACCACTGTTCAAAGAACTTTTCTTTAGCGGATACGTTTCGTTCACCTTTACAAGTGTTATTTTCGGACACCTTGTTTTGACATCGTCAAGGTAACCTTGATCGTTGTCAAAAAATATGGCAGCGTCAAACTCTGCCTTTGCCATCCTATAATGGAAATGGTTTATCGCTCAGCAATCATCAGACGATTCTTGAGTCTTGTATGCGCTACTGAATGGTCTACATCGCGCGCCGCCAACCGTTGCTGCCGCTGTATTTCTGCCGCCTCCTTTGCCTGTTGGAAAATAGATACAGCGCGTGTTTCCTCCTCAGACATAGAAGGCGGTGCCGACTTATACGCCCGTTCCGCCTCCGCCATCGTCTTCGGTCGTCCATCTAGGCTCACGCCCGCAATATCCTGGCTAAATGTAGACCCCTCGCTATAGGCGTACTTCAAGTCGGTATATCCAATGCCACCTGCCGCGCCTGTAATCGCCGTTGTAGATTTTGTGTACTGTTCAGGTCGTCCTGATCCTAACTCCGTACCAAATCCAGGGGCTAAGATCATTTCTGATGGCGGTCGGTACTTGGACATTTGGTCTTTCGGTGCTGATGCTGCGCGACGGGACTCCTCCTCAAATGTCCTATTGAATACATCCGCATTGTACTTACCCTTCATCGCCGCCTGAGTTCCACGGCTATTGTCCTGATCCTTGAGCCAATCACCGTATCCGTCATCCTTATCGGGGTCAGGTAGCTTATTCTCCTCAAACAGTTTGTTAAATACGTTCATATCTAGCTTCTTCGGGTTGAGGGCGATCGGCGGTGCGTCCTCCAACTTCATCGCATTCTTATCTGCCGGCGCTGTCGGATTGATACCACGAGCGCGCATCGCCATCTCAGGTGTAACTTCGACTGAAAAACGCACATCCTTACCGTCCTTGCCCGTCTTCGGTATGAGTTTCTCCAGAATTTCTTGGATGTAGAGGAAGGCGCGGGTGACGGCATCAAACTGCTCAGGCGATCCGCCCTTATCAGGATGTGTCTTCACCGCTGCGCGTTTATACGCCGACTTGAGTAGTTCGTGCGTAAGCGGCTTGGAGTCATCAATTCCTAGTAACTGATACGATTCGTGGAGGTAGTCCATCGCTCTTCTAGGCGGCGGGGCTTTTGCCAATGTAGTTGTAGATGGCGCAGAATCGGCAATACGCATCACCGGTGTAGCGTGGGTTTGTTGGGTTTGTTGGGTTTGTATCTGTCGCATAGGTGGCGGGGCTTGTGTCTGCGGCTGCAGCACTACGTGCGGCCAAGGATAGAATTCACCTCGCCGTTGCGCTGCTATCCAACCTAGGAGCGCGGCGTACAATCCCATACGTTTCGCTGTATTTACGTACTCCTGTCCTTCAAAAAGGGTTTCAATCATCTGTATCCGGGCTGGGACCGAATCCATCGCCGTAAGATTCTGCCATATACGAATATGCCGTGGGTCTACGGACTGAGCGGCGCCCATTACTTAGGGGGCTGAAGGTTTTCTTGTCGGTTGACCGCGGGATTTAGAAATCC